CTCAAACCCGCACCACCTGACCCAACGGACCATTCGACCGCGTGTACCGCCGAATAGCATCCACCACCGCCTCAGGATCAGCCGACGTCACCGTCACATTCACCGTCGTCCCCAAACCACCAACCCGATCCAACGGAACCACCACCTCCGGCCCCGCCTCACCAACCAACGCCAACGTCGGCGACGACACCAAACCCCCACGGCCCATCGCCGGAATCACCGGCAGACCACCCCGCCCATACTCAACACCAGGAGGCAGCCCCGTCGACGGCCCCGACGGCTGCCGAGGATTCGGAATCAGCGGAAGACCACCCTCCCCATAGTCCAACCCAGACGGCAGTTCCGGCACCACATCCACAATCGGAATACGCCGCTGACCATCACCGAACGACGGCATCTCCGTCTCCAACGCATCCGCCAACTCCCGAATCCCCCGGCCCCACAGTTGGAACGGCGGCAGCGGAATGTTCAGCATCCGCTCCGCAACATTAGACAAGAAACCAGCCAGCGCATTCTGAAGACCCGACCCAATCGCAGAACCAATGTTCCGACCCAACGTCAGCGCCTCCGGCAGCACCTCAAACTCCAGAAAGTCCAAGAACCGCCACCACAGCGGCTGCAAATACTCGTCGTAAATCTTGTCCCACTCAATAGCAATCTGCTCCAACGCACCCTTCAACCCGCCCTCCTCATACGCCTCCATAACCTCCTCAGCAGCAGGACGCAGACGGTTCACGAACCCTTCGAGCGCGGCGAATACCTCAGCAGCAGCAGGCTCCAGCACAACCTTCAGATAGTTCTTGAACTCCTCCCACGACTCACGAAACCCGTCCGTGTCCTCCGCCGCCGTCTCAATCGTCTCCGACCCGGTCGTAATCTGCGCGATGAACTCGTCAAGGTCGAACTTGCCACCACGAATCGTGTCAAGGAAGTTCGACGCGTAACGGGTACCGACCAGTTCAACCGCCACCCCGAACGCCTCAGCCTCCGTCTCCGCATCACGAATCGTCGTAATCGCCTCGTTGAACGCGGTCGGAATGTCCTGACCCTCCTTCGCCAGATTCGACACCGCCAGCCGCAAACCGGACATGACCGTCTCCGTGTTCACACCCGTCCGCTCAAACAGCGCCAACGCCGACACCGCACGCGGCAGGTCAAACCCAAGCGCACGCAGGTCCGCCCCATAGTTCACCGTCTGATCGGCAAGCGTGTCGAACGACTGGCCCGACGCCTGCGACGCACGAAACAGCATGTCCAACGTGTCCGCCTGGTCCTCCGCAGCCACACCGAAATCACCGAACAGGCGCGTCGCCACCCGCACGTTCGACTCCACATCGCCGCCCATCAGACGCGACACCGTCAGCAGTTGGATGGCAAGACCCTCAAGGTCGTCGCCAGACACGCCAAGCCGCGTGTTCAGATCCTGAATCGCAATCCCAATGTCGCCAAAGTCGTTCGGCACCTGGCGGGCCACGTCACGGAACGAGTCCTGCAACGCGCCAAGCGCATCACCCGTCATCCCCGTCTGAATCCGAATGTTGTCGTACACATCATCAAACTGCTGGCCGAGGTCGAACAGTTCCTTCCCGACCTTGCCGACGACACCGACAACAACAGCGAACGACGCGGTGATCGCGGCGGTGGCAATGCCGACAGGCGTGGCAAGACGGCCCGCATCCTGACCGACCTTCTTGAACGCAGTCTCAGCAGGCTTCGGGTTCGCCAGCAGGTTGATGACGAAGTTACGACCAGTCATCGCCATTACAGACGGCCTTTCGCCCACTTACGTCGGACACGCTCAACGCCGTCAGCGTACATCTCAACAATCTTCGGCCCAGACTGGCGCACCGTTGGGTAGAAGAAATAGCCGCGCGTGCCCCGGTGCGGACGGAACTGTGTCGTGTACCCGCCACCCTTCCGAACACGGCCTTTGTCGTTTGCCTGCGGCCTCGTTGGATTACCCTTGCCGTACTTCCGACCACCAAACTCGGCACCGAAGAACACGTCAATGCGCTTTGCCTTCGACGCCTCGGTCCGACGGTTGTTCTTCCGCGACGATGACACGAAGTTCGTCTTCCCCATCCGAATCGTCGGAACACGGTCAGACTTCGCCGCCAGCCCCTTCGCGACCTGTCGTTCCTGCTCGGTCGACGCGTTGCTCTGAGCACGCTGCACCACATACTTGGCGACGTTCATGGACTCCTTCTTCAGTTCCTTGTTGAACTCCGCGCCAAGTTTCCGCGAATCACGAAGGAACTGTCCCAGGTCTGGAACCTGCTGTGCCGGGTTGCCATCCATCGCCTGCTCCTAACCGGCGCAGGATACAACTCAGCCGCGCGCAGCCTTCTGACGGCGCTTATTCCGGTCATCCATGTACGCCACAATCGCCCGCAACATCCAAGTATCACCAAGCAACTCAGACGGCGGCAGACCAGTCTCCACGGCAATCGCCGCCACCGTCCACGTCAGCGACTGCCGATCAAAGAGGGTCCGTCTGAACCGACACCTCAGTGTTCTCGACCGTCTCCAGCCAGCCATCGAACGGCTTCACGACCACACCCGAAGCCTTGACCGCAAGCCACGCAAGATAGTGCTGGTGTTCGCGCTTCTGCTCCTGGAACGCCTTGCCGATGCCGACACCGAACTTCCGTTCGAACTCGACCTCAACCTTCGGCGTCACCGGATACTCAGCCTCGGTGCCGTCAGACCACACCTTGCAAGTGAGGGATACAGCCACGCAGGAACCTCCTATGCAGTTTGACTATCAGGCTCCGGTGCCACGGGCGATGACGCCGGACACAGGCCACGTCACCGACGCGGTCGACAGGTCACCGACGGTGCCGTTCAGCGGCGTCCACTCCGTCACCAGCACGGTGCCCGAGTAGCGGGGCGCGGTGCCAGCCGCAGCAACCGCCGTGCCGTAGGGCGACACCTCGAACGCGACCGTCCCACCGACCAGCGGCGCAATCGTCGCGTCCACGTTCGACGCGGCGAAGTCCTGGTGGAAGTCCAGCGTGATGGACGAGTCCTCCAGCCCACCAACACGGGTCCGACCGCCATCGCCGAACGCAGTCGTCTCCACCGCGTCGACGTTCTGGTTGATGGTCACGGAAGCGACGTGGTCGCTCAGGTCGGTCGTCCCGATGACGACACCGACATCCGTCAGCACGATACGCGCCATGTCTACTGCTCCTCCGGCTCGTCAGCCGTCTCGACCGGCCTCGCCGGTGCCTTCTTCTTCGGAACCTGACGGACGAGAACACCCCGCCCGACAAGCATCCCCATGTTACAGCCTGCAAGGTCACCCGCCGAATAAACCGTCCCAGCCTTCAGCGAACCCCAGTTCACAGTCGCCCGAAACATCACGCGAACACCTCCACCTCAAAGTCGACCGCCAAATACAGCACGTCATTCGCATCCGCCGACGAATAGTTGTTCACATTCGTCACCCGAAGCGTATTCACCACCCCACCCAGCGTCCGGTCAGCCTCCAACGCCCCCTTCACCGACCCTGACCCTGACGGAGCGACGAACGGGTCAACCTTCAACTGGGCCGCCCGATCATCAGCCTTCACCACGAACACCGTCACCGTGAACAGGTAGCGGTGCAGCCCGTTCTGCGCGTTCAGGTCATACTCGATAGAAGTCGGCGCGACCGTCGCCATCGGCGGCGTCACCATCGCCGGAAGCAACTCTCGCACCCGCAGGTTCGGCACCGACTCGAGCGCGTCACCCATCGCACGGCGAATGTCAGACAGCGCCATCAGAACTGCAACCTGCGGTAAGGCGTCAGCAGCAGTTCCACATCCGGGTCCACAAACTTCGACACCCGGATAGCGCCCATGTCACCGAACGAGATGACCCCGGCAGGCGACGAGAACCGCGTGTAAATCCGCTGCGCGTGCAGAATCGTCGCAATCTTCACCGGGTCCGGCACCGCCTCCCACCCGAACGTGCCCGTCACACGCACCGTCGCACGGCCATCCCACGTCGGCCAGTAGCCGTCCTCCACCGGCAGCACACGAAAGTACGGAAACGCAAGACCGTCCGCCGTCGAACGCACCGGCTCCAACTGGTAGTCCACGTCAGCACGCAGCGGCGTAGCAAACGAGTAGTCCAGGTCGTCGTCAATCGAAATGCCCGACACCGACGTGGCATCGTCAATGTAGAGCGGCTCGAACCGGCCCGACGGAACGAAATCGCGGGTCGCAGTGCCCGAAGCGACCGTGAACGAACGCTGGCAGTATCCGTCAACGAACCGGGACGCCGCCTCAATCGCCGACCGCAGCAGACTGTCGTCCATCTGATCGGTAATACGCATCGCCTGCTTAAGTTCGGACAGCGTGCAGTAGTCAGCCATCAGTTACCTCCGGGCCGCAGCAGTCTACAGGCCCGCATCATTCCAGCCCCCACCGCTTCTTATCCAGCGGCGGCACCCCCGCATACGAGTTGTT